CACAGTACATGAATTCCATGAAAAACCAGATACACGAAGAGCTGGCCGCTATAACAAGCAAAGCAGAGGGATGGGCGGAAGATACCCTCCCGGAAATGTATAAAACCGGAATAACCGAAACCAACGCCTTCTTAACAAAAGCATATAAAACCGCCGGGCAAATAGCGCCCGGCTTTCCTGACGCCTTCGCAGTAATACACCGGGAAGCGCTCAACGTTTTAATAAATAAAACCACCATAACCCTGAACATGGCCATCGAAGGAGCGGGCCGCAGACTAGACGACGCCATCAGAGCAGCGGGTCAGGAAGCCATTAAAACAAAAATTGTCACCGGGAGCACCGTTACAAAAACAAAGAAGATCCTGGTCGAGAAACTAAAAGCAGAGGGCCTGAAGGTAATCCCGAAGAAGGACGGCTCAAGCATAAGCCTGGAAGCATACGGAGAGCTGGTCGCCCGCAGCACAACGAGAGAAGCAACGAACCTCGGCAGCATAACCCAGGTCCAGGCCGTAGGCGGCGATTTGGTAAAAATGACGGAGCACTATCCAACATGCCCCGTTTGCCTTCCGCTACAGGGCAGGGTCTACAGCATAAGCGGGACTTCGAAGGAATACCCGCCGCTCGGCCGGGCATATACCGGACAATATGCAAATATACACCCCAATTGCAGGCACGTCCTCAACCCGTATATCCCGGAGTTTAAGACCCCGGAAGAACTAGAGGCGGACAAGAAGAAGAGCCAGATGTCCTTTGATACGGACCAATGGCCGGATCCAGCCAGGAAGAAGGCAGAGGCAAGCCTGCGGGCATATAACAAGGACCAAGCATTCAAAGCGAAGAGATGGAAACAAAAGCAGGAATACAAGGCTCTGAAAGCCGCATTCCCGGAAGAGGCGCCTGGCAGCTTTGCCGGGTACCTGTCTAGCGCAAAGCACAAAGGACCCAAATGGAAAGCGCTGGAAGAGGCAAAACTCACAAAGGGCAAATTAATAGACATACAAAAAAAAGAATACATTGTCATGCAGGACTTCGGAAAAAGACTTCGCGGATTTGATACCGCAGCAGAAGCAGATGATTATATAAAACAGCTCAAAGCCGCGGGCATTCCGGGCAGGTTTTCAAAGATAAGCGGCCCGACATACCTGTCCGAAGTTAAAGGCGGTTACGCACCGAAACCGGAAGGAATAATCAGGCTCGCACCCAAAAAAGCGGCCAAAGAAGTGGTAAAAAAAACAGACGATGCCGCAAAAGCAGCGCTCGAAGCAAAGAAGAGCAGCGCGACCATGAAGGCGGCCAGAGTAACGGACACCTTGGATGATAAAACCATTATAAAAGCAGCAGAAAGAGAAGCGGGAATAAAACCCTCATACAACCACGAAGATATCCCGACCCTTAAAAACCTAAAGAAAACCCAGGACGAAATGGTCGAACGCCTAAAAAACCCAACGGGCAACGTTGACGGGCAAGAATTCGACATAGGCAAAAGACTCAGGGATCCACAAGCACAAGAAATATATAACGAGCGATTAACGGAAGCGATGAAAAACAGCGACGTGCACACCAGAACATCAACAGACAGCCTGTTTAAAATACTAGAAGACGGCCGGTTTAAAAGCCAAATGGAAACAGGAACCAGCAGAGGCGCCCTGGATCCTTCATACCGAAAAGAGGTTAGTTATAAACTATTTGGAACCCCAGCAGGCACAGCAGACGACGCATATGAGATATACGGTTACATGGGCACAAAGGACCTCGTGGATGAAACCTTTGGTTATATGGGCGTTGAGCATTATGGAGAAGTAATAATAAAATTTAAACCGACAATACGCAGTCGGACAACAATAACCGTGGGAGATAGCCTTGGCCTTCCGGGATATGGAAAAACAAAATGCGTCGGCCAGCTATTAGACCAACCGTTTAAAACGATAAACGGTGAAATATTCGACATGGATGACATAATATACAGCAAGGATGCAGTTGCAAAATTCGCAAATAAGGGTTACAATGCCCGCGCAATAACAGAGGTCAGCCGGGCCAGCTACGTCGAAGCGCAACTTCATGGCGGAGTTTTAGTGGACGACATAGCAGAGGTCATGCTCGACCGGACAACAATTAGTTCTTCAAAATATATAGAAGGAGACTGGAAACGGTTAATAGAAGATTTAAACAGCCGCGGGATTGATGTTACAGTAAAACACCGAAACCCGGATTACGGGCCAGAATCTACAATAGAATTTATATTTGAAAAGTTCCCGGGGAAATAAAAAAAGAGAGGAAAAAGAAGCATGGAGATATTATTTAAAAACATAACATACACCGGAGCGGATAGCTCTCAGTTTGTAATAAAAGACAATGGAAAGTTTTATCTTGTAAACATAGACACCCAGTCCGCAATAGAAGCTAAACCAGCGGACAGGCCGGACATGTTCTTTAAATGGGCCGCGTTTGAGGAAGCAAAGAGGATCCCGAAGAATACAGAGGCCGCCGTCATTGAAATATACACAAAATGGAAACCCCAAACAAAAGGACGCGCCGGAGAATAAAACGTGTGCGGTTCAAACGACCAAAACCCCAACCGGATGAAAAGGAAACGATCGTCCGGACCATATCAATCTCTTACCCCAGCCCGGGCCCAGCAGCAGGACCCGGGCCCTTTCTATATTCAGGCAGCGTGCAGACCACCAGACGGAACGAGCAGCTGGCCCGAACATTCGCGAGGCTTCAAAAAAGTTTGCGGAGCGACGAACATGGGCCAAGATTACCCCAGCTTATAGATTGTTTGAGGAACGGGCATACATTCGCGTAACTTGCGCCTTTTTCCGCGAAAAACCCGAACGTGGGCTTAACTTGCGATACATTCCGGAAAATACGACGGAGCGGAAACATTACACGAAGCTGGGCCGTTTTTCAGCCCCACAAGACGGAGCGCGAACATTGCGCCGCATTCCGCCCGAAAACAAGCCAGGAAGACGGAACCGGAACATTCAGCCGGATGGACCATGAAAAAACACCCGCAAGACGGAGCCAGCAAGTTAATATTTGACATGGAATACGGCCGGGTGTACAATACCGGCGCGGTAAAACCCGCATAAATACGAACCTTTTAAGAAGGGCCCGGAAGTAAGCTGCAGCGAAACCGGGCCCGTTTACCATTCAAAAACAAGTTACCAGCAAGTTAAAACCGCCCCTTGTGCACAAAATAAACCGGGAATATAATAAAACCATAAAGCGCCGGGCTTTAGCATTTCACCGGTTAACAAACGAAAGACCGAATGCTGGCGGGTTACCAGTAAAAAAACCTTATCGGAAGGGGAAGCAAAATGGAATTTTTAAAAGAGATAGTCGGAGATGAGCTTTACAAGCAGCTCGAAGAGAAGCTGAAGGGAAACGAGAAGGTCCAGCTGATAAACGCAAAAGACGGAACCTTCATCCCAAAGGCAAAGTTTGACCAGACGAACGACGAGGTCAAAAGCCTCAAGGACCAGCTGAAAGAACGCGATGCCCAGCTCAAAACCCTTGGAGACGCGAAGGAAGCCACAGACGACCTCAAAGCAAAGATTGCTGAATTACAGAACGCAAACAAGACCGCGAAGACAGAACACGACGCAGCCATGGCCAAAATAAAGATGGACTACGCGCTGCAGATGGCCCTGAAGGACGCGAAGGACCCGAAGGAAGTCATGCCACACTTGGACCTGACTAAAATAAAAATAAACGACGACGGGACCCTCAGCGGAATGAAAGAGCAGCTGGATCCGCTAATCGAAAAAAAGGCTTACTTGTTCAATACACCAGGCGGACAACCCGAAGGCGGCACAGGCGGCGGAATCAACCCACCTGGAGCACCGGGAGCCGGGACAACCGGCGACGAATACGCCCAGAGTTACAAGAAGGCCATCGAACGCGGAGACACCATGGAAGCGGTCCGCATAAAGCAGGAAGCGTTCTCAAAAGGCATCGGAGTGTAAAAAAATAATAAACACATAACGAAGGGAGAACACAACAATGGCACAAGTATCAGGACAGGGCACAATTTGGAATTTGCCAAACTACTGGGGGGACTTGTTCACAGCGGACATGATAAATACCCCGTTTTTAACAATGATCGGCGGCCTTTCAAACGGCGGAATGGAAACGGATAACTTCGAGTTTGCGACCTCGGTCGAATACGACTTCGCAACCGCAGCACAGCCCGCCATTACAGAAACAGCATCGCTGACAGCACCAACGGCAACAGAAGCCATCCGGGCACAGAGCAAGAACGTGACCCAGATATTCATGGAAGCCGTCAAACTTTCCTATGTAAAGCTCAGCAACAAAGGCAGGCTTTCAGGGATCAACACCGCAGGCAAGCAGAACAACCTCAGCGACGAGCTGGCCTGGCAGATAGCTTACAAGCTACAGAAAATCGCCAGGGATATCGAATACACCTGCCTCAATGGCGTGTACCAGATAGCAACCGACGCAGGCGTGGCCAATAAGACCAGAGGCATGCTTGAGCTTTGCGACAACGCAGCAGCAGCCAGCGTGGACGCATCAGGCGCAGACCTTTCAAAGGCCATGGTTGACGAAGTACTCAGGGAGATGCACAGCAACGGCGCAATATTCAGGAACGTGGTCATCTGGGCCAACGGATTTCAGAAGCAGGCGCTGTCAGCCATTTATGGTTATGCACCGGACGACAGGAATGTCGGCGGCGTAAACATAAAGCAGATCGAAACAGACTTCGGAGTCATAGGCGTCGCAAACGCCCACAGGTTCATGCCTGCAGACGACATCCTCTTTGCAGAAATGAGCGTCGTTAAACCGGTTACACAGCCCGTAGACGGCAAAGGTAACATGTTCTACGAAGAGCTCGCAAAGACCGGAGCAAGCGAAAACGGGCAGCTGTTCGGACAGTTTGGTCTGGCACATGGCCCCGCGTACATGCATGGGAAAATTCACAGCCTGGCCACTTCGTAAGAGCGGCCCGAATATAGCGAAGGGAGAACCGCAATGAGAAGTATAAAAACCATGGAAGGAATAAAGCCCCAGCTGCGTGACTACCTATACGAGCTTGAGAAATTGCTTTCAGGCGCGGAAGGTTTGAAGTGGGTCCTTACACCGGCAACGGTTACAACGGCCCCGACAGCAGCAGCATGGACCAGGACGGTCAATATTGAGCTACAGGACAGCGACGGAAATGTTCAGGAATGGTTCAGCGCAAGCATCACAACCGGCGTCTCTATAGCAGACACCAGCAGCGCAGGCACCGCGAGCATTCCGAGCACGACCCTGGTCATTGAAAACGGACGCGGAAGCGTTGTCGTTTCCGGAGACGAAGCAGCATGGCTGGGCGGAACGGCCCAGGTCGAGACAATAACCTGCACAGCAGGCGAAAGCACCGGAGCCGGAACAATAACCATGACCATCACAGCAGCAGGGATGGCAAACAGCCCGAAGGCAGTCGAAGTCGAAATCGAAGAAGACGACGGAGTCAACGATGTGGCCCTGAAGGTAAGAACCGCCCTGGCAGCAGACGAGGACGTGGCCGCTTTCTTCACGATAAGCGGAGAAGACGCGGCAGTCGTAATGACAGCCAAGACACCGGCAGCGAACGACGCGACAATGGCATTTGGATTTGCAGACACAGACAGCACAGGCGTGACCTTTGGATCTTCCACAAATACAACCGCCGGAGTTGCAAAAGAAACAGACACGCTGACCGTTGCACAGTATAGCCTTCTTGGCCATACAATAGCAGCGAAGACAAGCGTGGAGACGTTCAGCAGCTAACGGATAGAGGAAGGAGAAGCACATGAAGTTTTATGGCAAAGGAACCATCTGGGACAAGGAGAAGGACAAGGCCCTGGCGCGGTTTGACAAACAGGGAGAGTTTGAAACAGAGGATCCCCGGACGATCCGGCTTTTACAGGAGCGCGGAACCTTCGGAGACTACGATGCGGAAGACTACAAACTGAACAAGCAGCAGCCCGCACCAGAAGCCCCACAGGACACCAAAGTCCCGGAACAGCCAGAAACACCCAAGGTTAAAAGTTTCGATGATATGACCCTCGAAGAGCTAAAAGCAGAGGCAACCGCATGCGGGCTCAGGTTCGCAGCGAACATCGGAGCGAAGACCCTGGCCAACCGTTTAAAGGAGATGATGAAATGAAAAAGCTCGCGTTTACACATAAAAAAGGACAGAGCGAAAGCACGACCATCACCCTGCCGAACGGCGCAGAATGTAAGTTTAAAAATGGTTTGTTTGTAACGGAAGACCCAGGAACGGCAGCCTGGCTGAAGGACCTGGGTTATTCCGAATACAAGGAGCCAAAGAAAGTTATCACACCAAAGAAGAGCACCAGGAAAACAACAGCGGCAAAGACTAAAGGAGAGAACAAATGAGCCTTACAGTTGGAACTGATACTTACGCAACCCTGGAAGAAGCCACGACTTACATCGGCAAGCACTACCCAAGCGCGGCCGCAAAAAGAGTGGCGTGGGAAGCGCTCGACGAAGCGGACCAGGAAATATATATGAGACTGGCCACAGAGAAAATCGACCGGTGCCAGTTCCAAGGCATAAAGGCACAGACGAGCCAGGCGCTCGAATTTCCGCGGTTTTTCTACCAGGACGCCCTGCCCATAGTATATGAGCCGGAAGACTTATCCACAGAGACAAGCACCGTCCCGGAAGATGTAAAGGCCGCAGAAGTAGAAGAGGCCCTGGAGCTTGTAAGCCCGGGAGAAGATACCGACGAGAAGAACCTGCGCACAGGAGCCGTCAAAAGCTACCGGATCGGAAACCTGAGCGAAGATTACGGATCCAGCGCAGCAAAGAGCACCGCTGCTTATAAACTAAACAGCAGCAGAGCGGTCGAACTGCTAGAAAAGTACATAAACGGGAGTTATAGGATTGTATGAAAATAGCAAAGTACTGCAACGAAACCGCGCAGCTTCAGACGCTGACCGGAGCATATAACGAAGAGGGCCAGCCCCAGCATGGAACGGCAACGACCATCGCCTGCAGGAAAGAACGAAGCGGGAAAGTTATAAAAGACATAGATGGCCAGGAATACAAAGCAACCAGCCGTTATTTTACCCCAAGCGAAGTCAACCGGGGAGACCTTCTGGACGGTTTGAAAGTAATAAGCGCGGAAGAGTACAAAGGACGAACAGGCACCGTCGAAGGGTATGAAGCATATGTTTAAAGGAAGCGCGCGGGTCGAATGGAAGGGCGAAAAGCTACTGGCCGGGATAGAAAACCAAGTCCGGCAAACAGTAATGAAAGCCACCCTGGACCTTAAACAAAGAAGCAGCGACCAGGCACCGGTCGACACCGGAGACCTAAAGGGCAACTGCAGCGCCGCATTTGAAAACATGATCCTGGCCGCACCCAGTAAAGGCACAGCAACAGAAAAGCCCGGAGTGACGCTCACAGGGCGCGTCGGGTACTCGCTGCCATATGCCAGGAGACAGCACGAAGAACTGGGTTACAACCACCCGAAGGGCGGAAAAGCAAAATACTTAGAAGATCCGGCGAACGCCATGGCCAAAACATACCAGAAGGCCATCGCAGAAGCAGCCGGGAAGGGGATAAAAGGATGAGCACACCGAAGGACATCGCGGAATATTTACAGACGAAAGCCGTCGGGACCGTTGGAACTTCCATATTTTATGGATCCGAACCACCGAAACCGGATGAGAGCATAACCGTTTTTGAATACGCCGGGTTTGAGCCAAACCTTCAGGCCGGCCTTGAATTTCCTAATATACAAATAAGAGTCAGAAGCAGCAGCTGGGAGACAGCCCGGGCGCGGCTTCAAACCATACAGGACCTGCTCCAGGAAATAGGAAACGAAGACGGAGACGACGAAACCCTGGCGCCGGGCATAACCTTAAATGGGACTTTCTATGCGGCAATTCGAGCAGCGCAAGGAATAACAAGCCTGGGAGAAGACGAAAACCGCAGGATGCGTTTAACGCAAAATTTCAATATAACGAAAGGGAGAAACTGAAATGATTAAACCATTACCGAGAATTGGCGTCGACCAGGCATATTACTGCCTGTTGACACAGGACGACTCCAGCGGCGTAACATACGGAAGCCCCACAAGGATGCAGGGTGTTAATTCCATAAGCTACAATCCCAACAGCCAGATGGAAGTGTATTATGCCGATGACGGCGCTTATACAAGCGCAAGCCAGGACGGAGACATCGATTTGACCGTCAACATTGCGGATTTGGATCCGAGTGTTTACGCAGAGATCCTGGGAGTAACCAGGGGAGCAAACGGCGTTATTGATGAGAGCAAAACGGACAACCCGCCCGAATTGGCCTTTGGATATAGAACCCAGAAATCAAACGGGGAATATAGATTCATATGGGTCCTAAAAGGCAAATTCAGCAAACCGGCTGTCGAAGCACAGACCAAGGGGAGCAGTATAAACTTTCAGGGAACAGAGCTGAACTTTAAAGGTCTAAACAGAGATTACGACGGCAAGAAGCGCCGGAGAGTAGACAGCGACGATGAAAGCATACCAACCGGAGTGACAGCGACAACCCTGAACAACGCAACAACCGGATGGTTCAGCGATCCGGATTATGTAGTGGTCGCAGCAGGAACACCGCTGGCTGATGTTGCAGCCGCAAGCGGAAGCGGATCCGGAGAGATAGACCTGACCTTTACCGCCCCCGCAGGAGCTACCAGCGTTAAAGCACAGATAAACGACGCAGCACTTGGAAGCACATGGGTGGACGCAACAACCGCAGCAGCTATCACAGCAGCAAGCACAACCGCAACGATTACCGGATTAACACCCGGGAACACATACGACTGCAGGCTGGTGGTTACAGGCGGAGCTTCGAACGGAATATCCAACACCGACGACGCGGTCGCATTGGCATAATAACAGCCGCATAAAAAAAACAATGGCCGTCGGAAACGGCGGCCATTTTATAAAGACAAAAAGGGAGAAGAAGCATGAGCGAAAAGAAGAAGACCCCAGAAGCATCCCAGATCTATGTCAAGCAATACGGCGTGGATTTTGGTGGAGAACACCACAAATTAATGATGGATATGGAAGCATTCGGCGCCCTTGAAGACGCCGGTTACGAATACGCGGAAATTGTAAAAATGGCCACCAGCGCCAGCTTCAAAAATATGCCGCTCCTTTTATGGGCCGGGACCCGGCACGAAGGGAACGACCTTACCCCGGAACAGATAAGGAAAATGGTGGACCTTCCAACATTTACCAAACTAACCAAGACGGTCCAGACAGCGATCCTTAATGTAATCCCGGACCCCGATGAAGACGAAAGCCCAAAAGACCAAGGCCCCCAGGAGAAGACCCAGAGCCCGGCTTTGTAACCATAGCGCTTTATCATTATTTTGTAATAACCCTGGGCTTTAGAGAAGCGGACTTCTGGCGGTTAACCCCGCGAAAAGTATGGGCAATACTAAATTACAGGGAGAAGATAAGCCAGGAAACAGAGAACCCGAAAGGGCCGCTGATGTATGTAGACGAGCTCGAAGGATAAGGACGGTGAGAAAATGGCAGGCACAAAACCAACAGGCGCAAGCCAGGTCGGCGGCGTATATGTAGACATAGGCGCTGACATCAAAAACTTAGAAAAAGGCCTGAAGGAAGCGGAAGCAGCCACAAAGAAAACCGCTGACAGCATAAAGAGCAAATTAACCAAAACCGGCGAGAGCATGGCGAAAGTCGGGAAGGGTTTAACAGTAGGGCTTACCCTTCCGATTCTTGGCGTCGGGACAGCCATAACAAAGATGGCCATGGACGCAGAAGAGAGCGAAAACCTGTTCGAAGTTTCCATGGGCAATATGGCAGAAGCCGGACGCGCATGGAGCGAAGATTTACGGGAGCAACTCGGGCTCAACGAATACGAAACAAGAAAGATGCTGGCCACTTTTAATGTAATGTTAGACAGCATGGGCCTGGGCACCCAGGAAGCATACGACATGAGCGCGGGCCTATCTCAGCTGGCATACGATATGGCCAGTTTTTATAATTTGGATCCGGCGGACGCTTTCCAAAAGTTACAGGCGGGCATTTCCGGAGAAGCGGAGCCATTGAAGCGGCTCGGTATTTTGATAAACGAAACGACCATCCAGGCGGTCGCTTACGAACATGGAATCGCCGCGGTCGGCGACCAGCTAACAGAGACACAAAAAGTCCAGGCCCGTTATTTAGCAATAATGGAACAGACAAATAAAGTCCATGGAGACGCAGAGAGAACCCAGTTCAGCGCAACCAACCAACTCCGGAGATTAAAAGAAGAATTAAAACAGGCCGGGATCGAGTTCGGGCAGGTTTTGATCCCCGTTCTCCAAGAAGGTATAAAAGTTTTGAGAAGCATAACCGGATGGCTTGCGGACCTTTCAGACAAGCAAAGAGAAAACATTGTGCGCTGGGCAGCAATAGCCGCAGCCGTAGGACCGGTATTATTGGGCGTTGGAAAATTCCTGGTGGTTTTGCCAAAACTAAAAAGCGCATTTTTACTTTTGCAGCCGGTATTAGCCGGACTAAAAACCAGCCTTATGGGTTTAATAGCTAACCCGGTATTTTTAGGAATAGCAGCGCTGGCCGCCGTTTTAATAACCCTTGGAGCAGCAGCGGCAAAAGGCCGGAAGGCAGTCGAATAAGCCATGGAGACAGCAGCCGCAAGACACGCGGAAGCCGTACAGAAGATGGTGGACGACGCGAAGGCAGCGGCCAATCAAATGGTCGATGATAAGCGGGCAGCCCTGGAAGCAGAAGCCCTGGCCGCAGAAGATAAAAACAAAAGAGAAATGGAAGGTCTCGAAACTTGGAGAGAGAACGCCATTAAAATATATAACGAAACAGCAGACAAAAAGATCGAACTTTTAGAAGAAGAGAAACAGGCAGCTGAAGAAGCATACAATGACGCAATAGACCGTCTCCGCGAAGAATATGGCGTTTTTAACGAAAACACCAAAAGCAAGATGGACCTGGTCGATGAATATTATGATCACGAAATAGCAAAAGCCCAGGAAGCCCACAACGAGAAGCTGGCCTTATTAGAGAAGGAATTATCATCCCAGAAGGAAGCCATCGACCGGGAAAGCGGCCTGGCCATAGGAGCCATCGAAGACCAGATCGCACTTTTAGAAGGCGCGACCCTTGAAGAGATACAGCAAAACCAACAGAAGCGCCTGGCAACAGAAGCCATCCGGCTCGAAGACCTGATCGCAGCGAAGAAGGACGCGGAAGCAAAGCAGCTGTTAATAGATGAGCGCGAAGGATATATCAGCCAGGCAATAGCCCTGGCCGCAGACCAGAATCTGGAAAAACAAAAATGGGCACTTCGCGAATTAATACTTGAAGAGAAGACAAAAGCAGAAGAACGCAAGACCGCAGCAGAAGAAACGAACGCTGCCATGGTCTCAAATTTAGAAGCGAGCCTTGCTGAACAAATAACCTTATTGGAAACCAGGCGGGACGACGAAAAAGAGATCCTGGAGCAAGAGCGCCAAGAAAAAGAACGGATCGAAGGCGAGAAGCTGGCGGAAACCAAAAACGGAATAGACAAGCAGATCGAAGAAGTAGACCGCGGCCGGAAACTATACGAAACACAGCTGGCAAAAGAAGTTCTCGCAAAAGCGGTCGCAGAAGGCGAGAAATTAGCAGCGACCAAAAACCGGGTCGACCTGGAAATCGCTGAACTTGAAAGACTAAGAGAAGAAGCGGTCAGGATCGCCGGAGAAAGGGCAGCTGAAGAAGCAGCCCAGAGCGAAGCAATGAAACAGAAACAATTAATCGACCAATACCAGGCGGTTAATTTACAATACCAGGAAGCCATCGCCGCCATGGGAGATGATAACTTACTTGGAAGGACATGGAAAAGTTTAACCGGCGGTTATAGAGCGGAGCTCGCACCCATAGAAAGAGAGCTGGAAAGAATAGCCGGACAATTACACAATATGGGAGTTCCGGGATTTGCGACGGGCGGGATTGCACCGGCCGGTCAGCTTTTCAGAGCGAACGAAAAGGAACCGGAGATTATAACCCCGGCGTCCAGGTTCGATGAAGTAATAAGGATGGCCACCAGAAGCGCTCAGAGCGCCGCAGCGGGCTCGGGCGGCAAAGTGGTACACGAACACACCGGGACACTTGAAGTCCGCGGAATAAACGACAGGGGACAGCTGGTGGACATAATAAAGGTGACCATTGACCAGACACTAAGAGAAGAAGCCAGGCTTTACAGCTAAGAAGGGAGAAACCAATGGCGAAGCTATACGACGCAAGCAGCAACCTTTTATCAAAAAGCGTTCAGGTATTACCAGACAAGGACCCGCTGAAGATAGAGAACCGGCTGCTGTCCGGAGACTATGATCAGCAGATCATCGGAGACCCGGCGCTTATATACGAAGTAACATTCTTTTGCACATACGCGAACATGCTATTAATACAGCAGGCGAACGCAACAGGCGCAAGCCTTACCCTGGACCACGAAGGCAGCTCCCTGGTTTGTAAGATAAGAGAGAAGCCCAAGTTCAGGCTGGACAGCCGCGGGATTGCCGCAAATAGATATTACAAGGGAGATATGACCCTTTTGGAAATAGTTTAAAGGACGGATAAAATGACGCGATATGTACCCGGCGAAATTTTAACAAGATTACACAAGCAATTCCGGACACCGGCAGAAAACGCGGATCCGCGCCTGGAAGCTATAATCGCGCGCGCCCGGTACAGCGTAACAGACAGCGCACAGTTTATGGTGGACACGATAAGGGAGAAGACCGGCCTGGGAGACTTGGGCGTGGACCTAAAGCGCGAAGACATAAACGAATACCCGACTGACATATACGAAGTACATAACGACAATGGCAGCATAATAACAGCAACCCGGGAGCTTCCGGCGGTTCCGGACAACGAATGGGTGACCGGCGAGACAATAGACACCGGGAACCTTTGCCGCCTTTGCTTCAACGGTGACTGGGTGTGGAGCGAACGCAAAGGAAAATATTTATTTGAGACAGAAGGGGATCCCTTCGTTTTCTATACAGACGCAAGCGACAACCTGCAGGTTCAGACTTGGGAGACAGCAGCGACCAGGGAGCAGCTGGCCACAGCGGTCACAGTTTCGATGGATTGCATAAGGGGATGGAGAGAGCCCAACAGCACCGGAAACGACCAGGGCCTTATTGTTGCATATATAAAGACCAGCGGCCTTTTATATTACAGGCAGTATTTATACAACGGCCTGACAGAACAATATGAATGGCAGAGCGAAACCGCGCTGACAATAACCGGAGTTACGGACCCGTTCACAAAAGTCGAACTTTTCAGGACGAACGATTACCGCCTGGGCTTCACAATAACAACCGACGCGGACGAAGTTTACTGGGCAATAACAGACAGGAACTGGGCCGGTTTAGCAATAAGGCCAGACGCCCTGGAAGCAGGCCTGACCGATTACAGCATAACCCGGACGCTAATAACATTTATAGACGGTTACGAATACGAAGCCCTGGAAGCAGCGCTCACAGACTACACCCTGGCTCGACTATTCGGTGGCGACCTATTGATGGAAAGCGCGGAGAACATAGACAACGGATCCGGAGACTATGGTTACAAAATAGAAATAACCCTGAATGATCAGGCCTTCGATGTAACCGGGCAGCATGCAAAATTCAGCGTTG